CGACAGCGTGACGACGGACTCTGGAAAGTCGAGAACATTGCACCGTCATATGTTTCACAAAGCTTCAAGAGTTTTGTGCAAGCTGTCAGCGTGTTTGGGGATTACAATTGGAAATCCTATATATCACGTAATACTACGTATCGTCCGTCCACATACGAGCCACACCGTGAGAGCGTGACACGTCAACGCTTTGCACTATCTTAATTTACTAGTAAACGCAAAAGGAATCTTAAACATGAGACATTCACTTTCATTAAACAGTGTTCTTAAACTTGACAATATGGTTGCGTCAGCGCCATACGTGCCTGTTGCTTTTTATCGTGACGGAAAAGATCATGAGCTTTGCTCGTTTGCCTTAACAAGTCAGGGAACGATGCGTTCTAAATTATTAAATAAATACGGCAATGCTTCTATTCTTCAAAAAGGACTTGTTTGTGATTTCAATAATTGGCTGAAGTGGGCTGATTAAACCTCAACTGTGTTTACTAGTAAACGCAAAAGGAGATAAGTAATGTTAGGTATTTTTGAAGCTACGCGAGACGATGGAGATAGTTATCTGATTGACAATTTCGTTGTAAAAAAATCAGATGATTTTGACGATCCTTTCGTACCTATGTATATATTATTTGAAGGTACTCAAGATGAATGTGAGCAATATGTACTTTCAGCCAGCTATAAAGGATCATTAAGATGAATAACATTTTTGGATTGCTATCACTTATAATGGGTGGAATTATCTTTCTAATGGGTGTATTTATAACCGGATCAATAGTTAATCCAATTGATTTATGGACTATAGATGACCTAATGTTCGTACATATATCAGTGATACTGATAGCTGGTGGGTTTTTCTTCATCATTGCTGGTATTTGTCATATCAAATAACTTTTCACTCTGTTACTACTCTCATCATGGGAATACACAACATGGAAACACGTAAAATTGAAGACGTTGATTTTGGTGATTTTATTAAACGTAAACCAAATGCTAAAAAAGTTTATCAACGCACACAATACTGTCGTATGGAAAGACGGTATATTTGTGACGATTGGGACGACATCTCACGCAATATTCTTTTAAGAAAAGGGACTATTGTGTACGTTGATTTCGAGTTTTAACTTCAGTCTAGTAAATAGGAGATGATAAATGAAAGACACAATTATATTGGATTGTGAATACACTGACACGTTTGGTGGTCAAGCAAATTATTCATGGGTTGATCGTACTGAGATCAAAGTACATGAGACTATATCTGATCTTGCTTTAGTTAGAAAAGCTAAACGTGCATTGAGACTTAACGGTGTTAGAGGCAAAACATCATTTTATGGTGACACAATTGAGTTTAAACCCTACAATTCAGAGACAATAGCGTTCTTTACGCTTCGTTACTGAGTTTACTAGTAAACGCAAAAGGAGGTATTTAACTATGGTTGAACTATTTACATTTAAAAAATCAGTTCGTGAAGTTGAAACTGATTGGTTAGAAGCTGTATATTGGGACTACGCGCAACAGTTTCATTTTCTCGGTCTAAATTTACGTTGGACAAGTAAACATTTTCACATTGTATGTGGGGAATTAGTTAAACGCGGAATATTTTGTAATCGTAAAGGTCAAGTAAAGGAGTATGTATAATGGATATTACATCAGTACGAGTGGGACAATCATCTAAGTATTGGATTGAGACTAAAAATCCATTGGTTGATGATTACACGCAAGTTTTAGTTGTTCAAGTAGGAACAGGTGTTCCTGTAGCACAGTTTGTTGGCCCTATGGCAAAGTTAAATGCACATTTATTCGCAAATGCATTAGCTAAAAAAGATAAAAAATATAGTGGTAGTGCTTCTGATGTATCGGAAAAACGTAATGTCTAAATTTAAATCTAATACTGAGATCATTACAGATATCATGGAATTTAGTGCAGCTGGTCCAATGTCTCAAATGTTTATCATTGAGGCAATACGTAAGTATGGTGAACAAATTATTGATGATCAGGATGAAATCAATGATCTTACATCGACTTCCTGTATTGGACCGAATGGATTTATTGATGGTGAAGCATGGGTTCATACAGCTAAAACTGTATTGAATGAAATCAATGAAGGCTATGGTTATAAAAAGGAATACTAAAATGTTAGACGTAAATAAAATGAAGAAAGATATTGTGGGTAAAATGTGGGAAGATAACAACAACATCGGGAGACTAGTTGAATGTCTATCTGCATTAGATAGGCTTTCTCATTCAGGAGCTTATGATCTTCATGATCAAATAGCGACGATGGAAAAGCTTATAGAAAAAATGTATGAAGTAATTGATCGTTCAATTGTAATTATTGGAGAGTAATACAATGCCTAAATATAATTTAATTGGTGTCGGGACTAATGCTAAGACTATCAAAGGCGATGGCTCTGAATATCTTACAGCCATTTTATACTTAGCACCTGCTAAGATTGTTGAAGGTATCAACATGTGTCCTATGGCTGTAACAGCGGGTTGTGCTGATGCCTGTCTATATTCAGCTGGTAGAGGTGCTTTCAATTCAGTACAGAAATCACGTATCAGAAAAACAATTATCTATAGAGATAACCGTAAAGAGTTTAATAGATTGCTTTGTCTTGATCTTGATAAGTTTCAAGCGTACTGTTTTAAGAAAGATATACAACCTGTTGTACGTCTTAATGGTACAAGTGACAGAGACTTTATAGCGATCATTAAGCAATACCCTTTGATACAATTCTACGACTACACTAAAGTGTATAACAGATTAGATAAAGATTTACCATCCAACTATCACATCACATTATCATATTCAGAAAAGCATATGGGATATGCAGGTTGGATCAAGATGATGACAGGTAAACATAAGGCCAATATGGCTGTTGTCTTTAGAGATAAGAATAAAATACCTGCTACCTTTAAAGGTATGCCAGTTATTGACGGTGATAAGGACGATCTAAGATTTCTTGATCCTAATGATCAACCTTATGTTGTTGCCCTGTATGCTAAAGGACAGGCTAAGAAAGACTATAGTGGATTTGTAATTGATTAAAAGGAGTTTAAAAAGAATGTTAACATTTATTCTAGATGATATTTACCAAAATAAATGGGATGAACTATATTATGATGCTCTTGATAAAGAATTAAATAGGGGCATGGGCTTTCCTATAGCTGATAGCATTGCTATAGATATAGCTGACGCAAACGTTCAAGAAGCTGTTAATGATTCGATTGCTGATGCTGCTGATTACCACAATGATATGATCTTAAACAAATAAAAGGACTAAACAAATGAATGCAATTACTAAACTTAATACTACTCTCATAAACCCTTTTGAAGGCACCTTTGATGGGTCAGCTTTAGACTTCACAGTTGAAACTGATGATATCTTTATCAGTGCTTATCATGGCGCTTCAAATTCACCTGAAAAGAAAGCAGTACTTAAACATGGCAGTAACGGTATTGAGGACTGGTGGGTAGTAGGCAGGGACTATCCTGTTAAATCACACCGTCAATACTATACTGCTATTGAACGGGAGATCATGGAGAATATGGACCCTAACCATATTAATGGTGTTCAAGTTACTACACGTTCTGCGAGAAATGGACGATGGGGTTTACGAGACTATACATTCCCTAACGTGCAAGTACCAGTCAAGACTAGTGATGGTCATGAGACTACAGTATCACTTAGAATTGTAGCATGGTCAGGTCTTGATGGTCTTACTGCTAACAACTATATGTTGGGTGCTATCGATGGCTTCTGTACTAATGGTATGGTGTTTACACCATCTGTAGACAAAGAGAGTGCACACACTAAAGTGTATAAACGTAACACTAAAAACTTTAGTCTTGATGGGTTTGCTGTACATCTACAGAGTTCTGTAGAAGTCTTTTATTATCAAGCAGAACAGTACCGGAAGATGGCACTATTACCACTTACACGAGAACACGGTCAGAACTTTATTGACACTCTAAAGATGTCAGAAAATAAGCGTGATGGAATCAAAGCGATCTACTCTCAAGAGATAATCGACAGGGGTCAGAATGTCTTCTCACTTCATAGTGCTTTGACTAACTACTCGTCCCATGTTAATCCTAACTTGTTTCGTACTCGTACCACTAAGAATGACGTACAAGCTGAGAGCATGTTCAAACGAGAAGAAGAAATCTATAATGTGTTTTCTTCACATCAATGGCAAGAGTTGATGGCAGCTTAACTTAGATATTATAAAAGGTAATAACTTACTTATAGTTACAGAATGTAACAAGTAAGTTGTTACTTTTAATTTAAAGAGTTAAAGGTGAATGAAATGAAACGTATAGTACATGTCAATCAACATGTGATTAAGTCTAACCGTAAAAACAATGTCACTGATCCTGTCTTAACATGTAAGACTTATAAAGATACAGTCTATGGACATGAAATTGAAATGACAGGGCCGACTAAAATAATTTACAGACCTGATAAACCTTTATCTTGTGGTGCACATGTCTGGATTGAAACACATGATCCAATTATTATAGATGGAAAAAAGGAGCTATAACAATGACTTGCATTACTTATGTGATCCAAAAACTACAAGAACGTGAACGTAGATTGAAGACTTACAAATATCGTAAACATCACCCAGATGGTAGTACGTCAGATCATAAAACTTTAAAAGCTGCTCGTGCTGAACCATTACAGCTTGACCCTGTACAAACTTTTTTTGGAATGGAAAACCCTAATGACTAAACTATATAACTTAGCTTATGATCCTGATACAGGTGAAGAAGATTTACACCAAACATTTAACAACGCAGTTTATAATCTTCGCATGTTAGTAGAAAAAGATGGACAAGAGTGGGAAGAGTCTGTAGAATATGTAGCATCTAAAATGCATCTAACTTATCAAGAGTTCGATAAACTTTATGAAGGTGCTAAGAAAAAGTTTAGTGAGTAACTGATGCAACTCTTAATAGAATTTATACTTAGATTATTCACATCATAAACATTAACTAAATGAAAGATTGGAAAAAAACAAATGGAATATATTTTAGCTGCTTTAATATCTATACCTAATATCTTTGGATATGAATACGTTGGTTATCATGAATGTAAACAAGTAGGTTATATTGAGACTGAACAAGTCACAGTCTCCCCTGCAAGTGTAGAGATGCATGACTACACCAACAACTACATCTTATTTAAAGGTCTTAATCAAGACGGTACTGTATCTGAAATAGCATGTGTTAAGGAGTCTAAATAATGTCAGATAAATTATATGAATGGTCTTACTTAGAGCAAGTTACTTTAAAAGACTTTATTAAAAAGTTAACTCCATTGGTTAAGAATCCTGTTCATAATTTAATAGAGCTAGAGGGAGATATGTATCTCTCAGACTACAGAGATTTACAAGAGGCGTCTAATAGATTGCTTAATTTGTTAAGGCAGTTAGAGGGAGAAGCAGAGCTATGATCTATGTCGCATACGTTTTTGCATACCTGATTATCGGCGCGATATCACTGCGGGTCGGGGAGTGGCACTTTAGAGAAAAAGTTCAGCTTGATATAGCGATGATGTCCGTTTGTCTTTGGCCTATCGCTTGGGTTTTGGTGATATTTTTCGGGGTTATGAAAATCTTAATCCCTGACATTTTTGATCGTGACAAGAAGGAGATGAAAAATGATTAAAGAATTTAAAGATTGGTTAAAAATTATTGCTACATTAACAGTAGGTCTTACTTTTATTGGTCTCGTTGTTGCATGGGAGTTTGGTAAAGTTATCGCAGTATGGCAGTGGATTTTATCATGATTAAAGAATTAACTTTGATTGGTATGTTGATTGATCCAACAGCTGATGTTGAGTGTCTTGCTAAGAACATGTACTACGAAGCCCGTAATCAAAATCTAGCAGGTATGTTAGCTGTAACTAACGTAGTGTTTAATAGAGTTGATGACGTTAGATTTCCAGATGATATCTGTGAGGTAATTCAACAGGGACCAACAGCTAAGAGTATTAAAGACCCTGATACAGAGTATCCGTTACGACATAAATGTCAGTTCAGCTGGTACTGTGATGGTAAGGCTGACGATCCTATTGATCTAGAAATATATTCGTACACTAGAGGATTAGCTTATGAAATTATTGAAGGAACTTTTCCTTATCTCGATATTACTGACGGTGCTTTATTCTATCATGCTGACTATGTAAAGCCTGAGTGGAGTGTGACATTTAAGCAATCACTTAAACTTAATGATCACATATTTTATAAATGGGATTGACATGATCGAGAGCCTTATGCTAGTCTTTATTATAATAAGTCTTGTAAGTATATTATATACATTATCTTCACATATACTTTATAATATATATAGATTTATATTAAATAAATATAAGAAAGAAATGTAATGACAAATGAAAATAAATTATCTCAAACAATTATATCTTACATTGAAACTGTTACTCAAGTACCCATCGATGACCTTGATATGCATCAGGTTAATGATTTCATCTACGATCTCAATGATTGGATCGATTCACAAACAATACAGGATAAGGACTAAAGGTTTTGGCAGAGCCAGATTTTCTAAAAAATAAAAATCAAACATTCTACTTTAAAAATTCTGATGATACATTCAGTTACTGGACTAATACATTTGGTGATCGTATCTTAGAAAATAAAAAAACAGGAAGATGTAAGCTTACAGTCTTTCTTAAAAAGAAAACAGAAGTAGTTGAAAACATTAGACACTTTGATAAAGCTTTAGATATTATATCAGCTATTAAATATAATAATAAGGATAAAGAAGATGGATAATATACAACTTAGTCTTGAAGATCATGAAATAAAAATGTTAAAAGAAAATGTTTATATGCTTCAAGAACAATTAAATACTGCTCATATTAGAATTAAAGAATTAACTGAGCATCTTACTTCAGCGTTAAATTTACCTTCATCTATTTCAGATAACGTACCTCCTGATTATTGGGACGGTAGTTTAACTTATGAAGATTGGTTTACTAAGTATCAACAGGACAGAGAAGCATGACAGCTATATTATATAACTTCGCAGAAGAAATGAATAAACAGTATGATAAAGGTAACGTATCTTTAGAGTATGTTATTAGATCAGAGATGCTTGAACTCGGTTATGATCCAAACAGTAAGGACGATGTTCTACAATATTGGGAGGAGTCCAAAGGAACTTTAGAAAATGTATAAAATAGTACGAGAGAAATTAGACCTTATGAAAATAAATAAAGGTTACTGGTCTATGGATGAAGTATGTATGGAGATCATCGAAGAGTATGGTCATGAAGCAGGTGCTTTAGCTCGAACATATATCTTAGAAGAAGTATGTAAAATACCTGCTGAACAAAAATATATTGAAAAGAATATTCAAGAAGCTCGTAAACAAAAACTTAATATTAAATTGTTCGATAAAGATGTTGAACAAGTAGCTAAAGAAAGGGTATAAGTATGTATCGCCTTTGTCAGTGGATGGTAGGTGAAAAGAAAGTTCATGAAGATAATGTTGATGAAACAACTATTAATACTGTTTTAGATACATATGAAAGTTTGTTTACCAGTATGGGATTTAATCCAGTAGTCTCAGTCAACAGTCGAACTGATCTTCCTATACTAAAAGTTACAGAAAACAATTCTCTTAAAGCAACTTTGTTCTTTGAAAGGACTTAAACCAAATGAATTACAGAGAATATAAAGATAACGTAGATAGTAAGCCAGTTAAAAAAGGACAGTGTAACAGTTGTCCAAGCTCTGACGCTAACGTCACATTTGATGACGGTCATCAGTACTGCTTCAGTTGTAATGCATACACACCACCTGATGGATCAGAAACTACTCTTAAAGTCGTATCAACTACGGAGACACGTTCAATGACTAATCGTGATTGGAGTTACAACGCTCTAACTGATCGTAAGATCAAACGAGAAACAGCTAACAAGTATGGTGTACGCTCTGAGATGTATGGAGATGATGTGAAGTTTCATGAGTACCCTTACTACTCAGCTAAAGGTACTAAGATTGCATCTAAGATACGTGATGTATCAACTAAAGACATGTGGGCTGAAGGTGACATGAAGTCAGCTACATTGTTTGGTCAAAACCTTTTTCCTAAAGGCGGTAAGTTTATTACTGTCACTGAAGGTGAGTGTGATGCAATGGCAGCTTTTGAGCTACTTGGTTCTAAGTATCCTGTTGTATCAATCAAGACAGGCAGTGCTGGAGCGTCACGAGATATTAAATCTCAATTAGAATATCTTGATAGTTACGACAACATTGTTCTATCGTTTGATGACGATGAGACAGGACGTAAGGCAGCTAAACAAGTTGCATCTCTCTTCGAACCTAAGAAGGTTAAGGTCATGAAGATGGATGGCGAGAGTGGCTTGAAGGACGCTAACGATTTCCTTAAACAGAGTAAGTTTGAGGACTTCTCAAGACGGTGGTGGGCAGCTGAAGTTTATACCCCTGCAGGTATCATCAATCTAGCTGACATGGGTGATGTATTGTACGATGAGACAACGCAAGAGACTTGTCTGTATCCATGGGAAGGTCTTAACGATAAGTTGTACGGTATTCGTACTGGTGAGCTTGTAACGTTTACAGCTGGTACTGGTACTGGTAAGTCAAGTATCTTACGTGAGTTGATGTACCATATCCTTCAGACTACTGACAGTAACATTGGTGTGCTTGCTCTTGAAGAGAGTGTTAAGCAGACCTGCTTCCATATTATGTCAGTCCCTGCTAATGACCGTCTGTATCTTAAAGAAGTACGAGAGAAGTATGATAGAGAAGCCCTTCAAAACTTTGAAGCTAAGACTATCGGTACTCGTAGGTTCTTTGCCTTCGATCACTTTGGTTCTATCAGTAATGATGAAATCCTTCAGCGTGTTCGTTACATGATCAAAGCTATGGATTGTAAATGGATTTTCTTAGATCACTTATCTATTTTAGTTAGTGGTCAAGAGAACGGTGATGAACGTAGATCAATTGATATTCTAATGACTAAACTACGGTCCCTTGTAGAGGAAACCAATTGCGCTCTGCTTCTCGTTTCACATCTACGCAGAACTTCTTCTGATAAAGGTGCAGAAGACGGTAAGGAGATTTCTTTGGGACATCTACGTGGCTCACAAGCCATTGCACAACTAAGTGATGCAGTGATTGCATTGGAACGAGATCAACAAGCAGACGATCCTATCGAAGCTAATACTACACGAGTAAGAGTTCTAAAGAACCGCTATGCTGGTGATAACGGTATTGCTTGTGCCTTACAGTTCGATAAGGAAACAGGTAGGCTTACAGAAGTTGATGGACAGATCGACGTTGACTTCAATATTGAAAACGAGTATGCTGAACTCTATGGTGACGATAACAAAGCACCCTTCTAAGTATATATAATAGGTAACATACTTAGTAAGGAAGTTCTGCGAACTTACTAAGTTGTTACTATTAAAAAGAGGAGTCAGCTATGAAAGTGGTTTGCGATATCGAGACTGATGCTCTTGATGCGAAAGTAATACACTGCATCGTATGTAAGGACATAGACACTGGTACACGATGGTCATTCTTTAATGAATCACTAAATGATTTTAAAGAGTTTGCTAAAGATGTTGATCATTGGATTGGACATAACTTTCTAAGCTTTGATGCTCCTGTTCTTAATAGACTTATGGGAACATCAATAAGTCCTAAACAAGTTACTGATACTTTGATACTATCTCAAATAGATAAACCTGATCGTGAAGGTGGTCACTCTCTTAAATCATGGGGTGAACGTATTGATGATAATAAACTTGACTTTAAAATCTTTGATTACTTCTCTCAAGAAATGTTAGATTATTGTATTCAAGATGTTGATCTTTGCGATAAAGTTTATAAACACTTATTTAAAAAGTTAGCTAATTATACTTCTAATTCAATTCGTATGGAGCATACCATTCGGTACATTGTGAATGAACAACAATCAAATGGATTTGCTTTTAAATTTAGCGAAGCTAATATATTTAAATCACAACTCACAGAATTAATGATAGAAGTTGAGCAAGAAGTTCATAAGACTATGCGTCCTATGGCAGTGTGCTTAAAAGAAGTAACACCTGTCTATAATAAAGATGGTAAGTTATCTAAACGTAATCTAAAACTTCTTGGTGACATGCAAGAATATGTTTGTGGTCACTTTAGTTTAATTAAGTTTAATGATTTTAATCTGGGAAGCAGACAACAAATAGCTAAACAACTTATACGTAAGGGTTGGAAGCCAACTAAGTTTACTGAGAAGGGTAGCATTATTGTAGATGAATCTGTTCTTGAGAAAGTTAATTTACCTGAAGCTCAGATGATCTATCGTTACCTTATGTTACAGAAACGAATTGCCCAGCTTGATAATTGGTTAAAAGCTTACAGCTACGATAGCGGCTGTATTCACGGTAGGGTAATTACATTGGGTGCTAACACAAACAGGATGACACACATGTCTCCTAACGTCGCTCAGACCCCTGCTAGTTACAGTCCATACGGTAAGGAGTGTAGAGAGTTGTTTACAGTTCGATCTGATGATCGTGTTCTTGTAGGGTGCGATGCAAGCGGTCTTGAACTACGATGTCTTGCTCATTACATGAATGACACTCAGTTCACTAAAGAACTACTAGAAGGTGACATACATACAGCTAATCAAAAGATGGCTGGACTTGAGACCCGTGATCAAGCTAAGACATTCATCTATGCTTTAATTTATGGTGCAGGTCCAGCTAAGATGGGTAAGATTGTAGGTAAGGGTAAGTCAGCTGGTCAGAAGATGATTAACGATTATCTTGATGCCGTACCTGCTCTACGTAGACTTCGTAAGAAGATTGATAAAGCATCAGCTGACGGTATGATCAAAGCTGTTGATGGGAGACTACTAAACATACGTAGTCAACATAGTGCTTTAAATACTTTGTTACAGGGTATGGGAGCTATCGTTTGTAAGTATTGGCTTATTGAGATCATTAAACGAATACACAAACACAAACTTGATGCGAAACTTGTAGCGTCAATTCATGATGAATATCAATTCGATGTTCATAAAGACTGTGCCGAAGATTTTGCTATGCATACTAACAAAGCAATTAAAGATGTTGAGATTGATCTTGAGTTACGTTGTCCATTGGACAGCGATTATAAGATCGGTAACAACTGGTGTGAGACACATTAAATAAAAAAGGAGATTATGAAAAAAAAGTATTGACTTCAATTATAATATCTATATACTACACACTATGGAAAAGAACATTGTGTTCTACAATAACAATATAAGAAAGGACTTCTTATTTATGAAAACTAAATTAACAAGCTCACAACGAGTTTTAGCTGCACTACGTAAACGAAACCGTGTTACACGTAAGACGGCAATTGAACGGAATCTTGCAGAGAATCTTACAGCTACAATTTCTGATCTTCGTAAGAAAGGTTATGTTATTGACACGGTACGAGCGCGTACTCCTGAAGGTGTAATGTATACACGTTACCGTCTTGTCAGTGAACCACAACTTAATATCGCAGCTTAATTTATAACATATATAGAAAGGTTTTTAATATCATGAGCATTATTAATGGTACAGCCCATTGGGCTTCAGTAGTTCAACCTAACACTAAGTTTGAACCTGTTTGGTGTATTGACGTTTGTAATCTAGACGCTAAAGCTAAAAAGATTTTGAAGGCTGACGGTGTAGCTGATAAGATTAAAAATATCGGTGATGATCGTGGAGACTTTATTAAGATCACACAGAAAGTTGATAAACGTGACGGTACTCAGTTTGATGCACCTAAAGTTGTTGACGGCATGAAGCGTCCATTTAGTCAACTTATTGGTAACGGTTCTGAAGTTGCTGTTAAGTATACTACCCGTGATTGGGAGTATGCAGGTAAGAGTGGGGTAGCAATGGACTTGAAAGCTGTACAGGTATTGAAACATATCTCGTATGGTGATGGAGAAGACTTCGATGTAGTAGAGAGTTCTACAGGAGGTGATGTCGATGACATGGATGACTTCGATGATCTACCAATGACTGCGGCTGGTTAACTATTAGCAGTCATTACTAAGAGAGAGGAGCAGGGTTTTGTACTCCTTTACCTGCTCCTCTTTTAGTATCTAAGGGAACTCACGAGAGGAAAAACTATGGCTAAAAAGAAAAAAAATATAGATACTCTCATTGAAGATATTTATAAAGTCTTTGAAGATCAAGTTACTCTGCCGGATGATTTAATAAAAGATTTTGGTACTCGTGTATCAGACTTAGTTAAGAATCGTATTGAAGAAGTACGTAGTGGTGCTGAAGGATTACGGCTATCACAGATTGGTACACCTAATAGAAAAGTATGGTACGGCTTACAGAACTATGATAAGAAGCCTCTTACTGGACAGGATCGTCTAAAGTTTATGTATGGTGATCTTGTTGAAGAACTTCTTTTGTTATTAATTAAATTAGCTGGACATACTATCACTGATGAACAAAAGACAGTTACAATTGAAGGTGTCGTAGGTCATCAAGATTGTAGGATTGATAATGTAATTACAGATATTAAATCTGCTAGTTCATTTGGATTTAGAAAGTTTAAAGATAACTCAATAACAAATGGTAATGATCCTTTTGGATATATCGCACAGTTATCAGCATACACTGAAGGACAGGGTGAAGATGCTGGAGCCTTTCTAGTTTTAAATAAAGAAAATGCTGACTTACATTTACTTCACATTGATAGCATGGATATGATCAATGCCACAGATCGAATTAAAGAATTGAAAGGATTAGTAGATGCAAAATCTCCACCTGCTCGTTGCTATTCTGATGAGCCTGATGGTGTTAGCGGCAATCGTGTTCTCCCCATTAGTTGTGTTTGGTGTTCTTATAAGCATTCTTGTTGGAGTGATAGTAATGATGGGAAAGGACTGCGTACTTTTAAGTATTCAAAAGGTTCGAGATATTTTACTAAAGTTTATAAAACACCTAACGTACAGGAAATAACATGATTGAAGTTGATATTGCAGTAAAAGCTATTGACCGTGCAAGAAAACGGGCATCTGAAATGCCATCGACACTTAAAAACTCTATCACTAAAGGGGCTGGTATCTTAACTGGCTGCGTAGGTGAAGAAGTAATTAGAGATGTTGTAGGTAAATCTAAAGTGAAAGGCGAGTTTAATTATGATTTTGATTTCACAGTTAAATCTACTGGTCAAACAATGGATGTTAAAACTAAATCAACTTCTGCAGTGCCATTGCCCCATTACGATTGTAGCGTCAGTGGACACAATACTAAGCAGAAATGTGATAACTATGTCTTTGTAAGGATTACGAGAGACTTAACTAAAGGGTGGGTATTGGGTTATCTACCAAAGCAAGAGTTCTTTGATCTTGCAAGATTCTTTAAGAAAGGAGATTCCGATCCATCTTCTCCTAATAAGTTTACGTACAAGTCTGACACTTACTCAGTTCGTATTGATCAATTAAAAGATATTAATTTATTAGTCGCATAATGGCTAAAAGAAAAAAGAATAAGAAGAGTACGAACAAGTACCGGAGTGGTTCAGAAGTTAAGTGCGCTAATCTTTTAGAGAAGCGTAAGATTGAATACTTATACGAACCACATACTTTTTCTTACATCGTAGAGAAGACTTACCTGCCTGACTTTCAATTAGAAGAATACGGTTTCTATATTGAAGTTAAAGGCAGGTTTGTCTCTTCTGATAGAGCTAAACATTTACGTATTAAAAAAACATATCCTGAAGTAGACATTAGATTTATATTCGACAATCCAAATGCAAAACTATATAAGGGATCGAAATCAACGTATGCTGACTGGTGTATAAAACATGAATACAAATACTGTAAGCTTGCAGATGGCTTACCGAAAGAATGGTTTAGAAAATGACAGACACAAATATATCCTTAATACTTGATGACTTTGTTTCTTCAAGTGCTGAATCATCTTCTCCAGAAAAAGTATTGTTTCTAGCTGTAATCTTACAAGCAGTATTAGATGCAACTAAACCATACTATCAGGGAGAGCCGGAACAATCTGAATTAGATAGACGATCAGCCAAAGCATGGTTTACAGCAAGCATAGGAGTTACATCTAAAGACTTCGAGACTGTATGTGATTTAGCTGGTGTCGATCCATCTTATACAAGATCATTTGCTTACAAGATAATTGAAACTAAAGAAGTTAAGTTTATCCGAAAAAGGATCAATGCATTATTGACGCATAGCTAGAAAGGGTGTATAATATGAGTTTATCAGATGACGTAAAGTTTACTAAATCAGATGCAGATAAAGTACGCTGGAGATTTCTACCTTTATCTGTTATTCGTGATGTAGCTTCTGTATTAGATTTTGGAGCTACTAAGTACGGTGGAGATAATTGGAAGAAGTGTGATGATTGGGACAGATACTACGATGCACTCATGCGACACATTGATGAGTGGCGTAGTGGACAGACAGAAGACCCTGACACAGGTAAGCATCCATTGATACATGCTATCTGTTGTCTTATATTTTTAGCTTGGAAGGAAACAGGAAGTAATGATGAGAAGTAGAACACGAGAAGAGAAAGTTGAAGAGTTTCATAAATCTTTTAAACTTGATATCAATAGTCAAGCGCGTGTCTCTCTTTTAAATTTAAGAGCTAAACTAATTGAAGAAGAGACACAAGAAGTTGTGCAAGCAATAGATGCGATCTCAACTGAATTAATATTTCATAAAAGACCTTCAGCCGATCACTGGGGGCATTTACTTAAAGAGTTATGTGATCTACAATATGTATTAAGTGGAACTATCGTAGCTCTTAAAGATTTACCTACTCATGTATTTGATGCTGCATTTAATAGAGTGCATGACAGTAACATGTCTAAGCTAGATGATGAAGGTAATCCGATCTACAATAAAGAAGGCAAAGTTTTAAAAGGGAAAAACTATAAAGAACCCGATCTTTCAATCTTAGTATAATTAAAGGAGATACTATGACAACCAACTACGAAGACTTTATTCACATATCTAGATACGCTCGTTTTATTCCTGAAGCATCACGTCGAGAGACATATCAGGACACTGTTGATCGTTGGTGGGATTATATGACTGATAAGTTCCCGCTGCTATGTCAGATGCCTTATGTTAAGAAGGCTATTGAAGATAAAGAAGTTATGCCCTCCATGCGTACCATGATGGCGGCAGGAGAAGCTTTAGATCGTAATCACATTGCTGCATATAACTGTAGCTATCTATCTGTTGACGATCCTAAATGTTTCGATGAAGCACTTATGATCTTAATGTGTGGTACTGGTGTAGGCTTTAGCGTTGAGCGTAATGCAGTTGAGAAGATGCCTGAAGTTCCTACCATTCAACGTACTGAAGAAACTATTGTAGTTGCTGACAGTAAGGAAGGGTGGGCTAAAGGTCTACGTCAATTGATAGCTAGACTGTATGCAGGTGAACATCCTACATGGGATTTAAGTAAGATCAGACCAGCTGGTAGCCGTCTAAAGACATTTGGTGGACGTGCTAGTGGACCTGACCCATTAGATAACCTGTTTCGTTTTGTTACCTCTACTTTTTATAAGGCAGCTGGACGTAAGCTTTCAAGCTTAGAGTGTCACGATGTTATGTGTGCTGTTGCAGCCGCTGTAGTTGTAGGCGGTGTACGTCGATCAGCTATGATCTCACTGTCTAATCTAAGTGATGACAGGATGCGTCATGCTAAGATGGGCAGTTGGTTTAATGAAAATGTAAATCGTAGTTATGCTAATAACTCAATTGCTTTTACTAGTAAACCAGACATGGGAACATTCCTTCGTGAGTGGACTTCATTGTATGAATCTAAGAGTGGTGAACGTGGCATCTTCAATAGAGAAGCAGCTGTAAACAAAGCGGCTGAGATCAACAGGAAGACAGATTACGACTTTGGTACTAACCCATGTGGAGAGATTTCATTACGCTCTAAGCAGTTCTGTAACCTTAGTGAGGTTGTAGTTAGACCGCATGACACTAAGAAGACTATCAAAGAGAAGGTACGTATTGCAGCTATCATCGGTACGTTCCAATCTGCACTAACTGATTTTAAATACTTGTCTAAGAAATGGAAAGACAACAGTGAAGAAGAACGTCTATTGGGCGTATCTCTTACAGGCATTTACGATAACAAACTAACGTATGATCCTGATCCTTCTTTTCTTAGTGAACTACGGTCATTCTGTAGGGAGGTAAACGAAGATATTGCTTTAGCTTTAGGCATTCCCCCTTCAGCTGCCATCACAACTGTTAAACCTTCTGGTACTGTTTCTCAGTTAGTTAACAGCGGTAGTGGTATTCATCCACGTTATGCTCATCACTACATCAGACGTGTTCGTGCTGACGTTACTGATCCACTAGCTAAATGGATGATCGATAGCGGCATGCCTTATGAGATCGATGTCTATAACAAACAGAACTATGTGTTCTCTTTTCCTATTGCTTCAGATAAAGGGGCAATGTCCCGTCATGATATCTCTGCTCTTGATCATCTTGATCTATGGCTTAAATATCGGACACACTGGACTGATCACAACCCATCAGTTACAATCTACGTTGGAGAAGACGAGTGGATGGATGTAGGTCAGTGGGTATTTAAAAATTGGGATGAAGTATGTGGTATTGCTTTCTTACCTAAAGAAGACGATTCCCACAGTTATGTTCAAGCTCCTTACGAAGAGATTGATAAGGATAAGTACGCTGAACTAGCGGCTATGATGCCAGACATTGACTACAGCAAGTATGAAGAGTTCGATGACAATACTACGTCGTCACAAGAATTAGCTTGTACTGCTGGTGTATGTGAGATATAAATTATGATTAAAATGCCTTTTATAACAGTTGATAAATTTTTACAAGACGATCAATGTAATGATATTATTAACAGTCTAGAAAGTCATTTATTTTCGGTAGAGAAGGAGCAGCGAAGAGCAACTGTACTTAGTAATAATCAATCTGAATTACAAGAAAATGTACGGTCAACTCAACTCTGCTTCCTTCCTACTGATACTTTATTATCAACCATATACTTTCATGCAGCTAAACACATGAATGAATTATGTAAATGGAATTTTGATATTAAACAAGTAGAGTCCATTCAAGCTTTAAAATATGAAGCAGGTGACTTTTATGTTACACATATAGATGTTCTTCCACCGTCAAATCGAAATACTCAAAGAAAGATAACAGCTATGGTGTGGCTAACAGAACCTGAAGAATATGAAGGTGGAGAGTTTATTCTATATCCTTTAGATACTGATCCGATTCCTTTGAAGTTACGAAAAGGATGTGCAGTAATCTTCCCATCTTTTATTACACACGAAGCTTCTAGAGTTATAAGTGGACAAAGATATTCAACAACAGCATGGATAGAAGGACCAAATTGGAAATAAATATGTTTAATGAACAAGAAATAACATTTGAAGATTATGAAGAGTCAATTATTGTTAAATCAATGAAAAGACTATTATACACTCTTAGTACAGATGAAAGAGATCATATGGAAAACTCTGATGAACTAGAAGAAGCTGCACGAGTTATGATTGAATACTATGGCATTCCACATAAAGATTATACATATGAGTAACTTTAAAAATAAGAAGTATATTGAAACATCAGATGAAGCAATGCAAATTCTGGATGAATATGGGTTAGAGTACGAACATAAGAATTATGCGCTTTACATACAACATCCAACAAAAGAGTATAAAGCCTATGATTATAGATATACAACACAACGCTGGGCTAATCTAGTAAACAGACGTAACTGGAACAGAAAACACTATTATTGTAAAGGTACACGCGATCTAATAGAAAGGTTCATTTTAAATGAAAGTTGATTACATACAGCATTGCGGAAGTGATCTAAGCGTTGTTAACGCAGCGCGAGTTTCCTTTGATAAAGAAAGTGATTTTATTTCAGACAACCAATTAGCTGATAAAGATAAAAAACTAATCAAGTATCTTTCAGATCACGATCACACATCACCGTTCAATCATGCCTTCTTAACTGTACGTGTTAAAGCTCCTATCTTTGTAGCTCGTCAGTTAGTTAAGCATAAGTTTATGCCGTGGAATGAAATAAGTAGACGTTATGTAGATAGTCCACCAGAATTTTATAATCCTTCTCCGTTACGTCAACGTGCAGAAGATAAGAAACAGGGAAGCAGTTCTGATACAGTAGAGTATTCTCTTAATCCAGCTTATCAGTATGCCTATCAATGTTACACGAACATGCTTGCTGATGGTGTGTGTCCTGAACAAGCACGTATGGTCTTACCACAATCAGTTTATACTGAGTGGTACTGGAGTGGTACGTTAGGAGCCTTCTTAGATATGTTGAAACTACGTTTAAAGCCTGACACACAACAGGAGACAAGAGAGATTGCTAAGATGATAGCTAAGATTATTAAAAAATACTGGCCTGTAAGTTATGAAACTATATTAAAAGAAATAGCTTGACTTCGCAGTGCAATATAGTATATAATCCAAGATGGAAGTAGATGCCATAAAGGGTCTACATTTTAACTTGCTTTTAATTAAGGAGAAAATTATGTTTACGAAACACTATCTAGATGATGTTTTTAATTCTTATATAACTCGTCCATCTGTCTACGTTGTATCTGATTCAACTATGAAGGATTGGCAAGAAAAACAAAAAGAGCAGTCACTTAAAGTGATTGATAATCAGATTAAACAACTACAAGAAACCCGTAAAGGGATTGAAGATTATTATACCGCTTCCAATAAACTTGACAATACTAAAGAAGAACGGGAAGCTGTCTAAGTATGTACTCTAAACCTCCTACAATTTATATTGGTTATGATGTTAAAGAAGATTCAGCCTTTCAAGTAGCTGTAGCTTCAATTAAAAAACATGCAAGTAAACCAATTAACATTGTTCCTCTAAAGCAAGAAGCTTTACGAAGAGCAGGTTTATTTAAACGTAGTCATTATAATGTGGGGGATCAGAAGTACGATTGCTTTGACAACAAACCTTTCTCAACTGAATTTTCATTTACTCGTTTCTTGGTGCCAGCCCTTAATCAATACGAAGGGTTGGCACTATTTATGGATTGTGACATGATGTTGCGTTCTGATATATGGGAACTTTTTGACACGATATGCAAAGATGACTCAGCTGTCTGGACTGTCTCTCATAATTACAATCCTAAAGCTGTAAGAAAGATGGATGGACAAATTCAAGAAAGCTATAATAGAAAAAACTGGTCTAGTTTCATGGTGTTTAATTGCAGTCATGATGCTAATAAACTTATCACAGTAGATGACGTATCAGTTAAAACTGGAAGCTGGTTACATGCTTTTGGATGGCTAGAGTATGAACAAATTGGAAAGATTGGTGAAGAGTGGAACTGGCTTGATGACTGGTCTCCTGATTATATCAACGCAAAGAATGTTCACTTTACTACTGGTGGACCTCAATTTTCAGATTGGAAACCTTCTCGACCTATTGATGCTACATATACGCATGAGTGGAAAGCGTATCAATTTAAATTAACTCAAGAAGAGGCAATGAAAACATTATGAAAAATCAGATCACATTTGTAACATCATTAAACGAAGAAGGATACAATAAATATGGTAAACAAATGCTTGAAGCAGTCCATAAATTTTGGGCTGAAGACTTGCGTCTGGTCTGTTTTTATCACGATTTTGACATTAATAAGTATAATCCAGTTGTTAGTGACAGGATACATTTTCGTAATCTAAATGAACTTGAAGACCTTTTAGACTATCGAGAAACTTTTAAAAAACATGATGGCAACATGTCCGGTTCCTACAACTGGAGACTAGATGCTATAAAGTGGTGCCATAAGGTATTCGCACTATCCGAACAAGCATTCGACATGGCTGAAGAATCTATTGAAGCTGGTTGGATGGTTTGGATTGATGCGGATACCGTTACCACTAAACCTTTTAGTGCTAAAGATATTAAACCTTATCTTAATGATAAAGTATCGCTTGTTCATTTAGGACGTACTGCCACTGATTACAGTGAAACTTCTTTTGTTGGGTTTAACTTAAACAGAGAAAATGCTCTTAGATTTATTGCAGATTTGCGTGGGGCTTATATGAGTGGAGAAGTACTCAGCTATCGTGAATGGCATGATGGCTTTATCTTTGAACGTCTACTTAATATCTATAAAGCACATGGAACTAACGTACACAATCTTACGCCTGATGTAAAAGACTTAGACGCATTTGGAGTGTCTCCTCTATCACAATGGATGATTCATTTTAAAGGTAATAAGAAAAACTTAATCTCAGATGTTAATGCTGTAGCTCCTGATATAAATGGACCTAAACGATACGGTCAGCTGCTTAAAATTGTTAAGCATTACGAAGCTAAGTCAGTTGTAGAAACTGGAACATGGAACGGTGGTAGAGCTATTCAGATGGCTGAAGCAAGCTTCTCTACGGGCAATAAAGAATTTACTTATACTGGCTTTGATCTTTTTGAAGAAGCTACAGAAGAGAGTGACAAGAGAGAACTTAATACTAAAGCACATAACACAGTTGAAGCTGTAGGTAATAGACTTAAAGAGTATCAAGCTAAAGTAGCAGAAGATGGTAAGACATTTAACTTCACCCTTCATAAAGGTGACACTAATAAAACTGTACCTGCTTTGTCTCCCTCAGCAGATTTAATTTATATTGATGGTGGACATTCATATGAGACGACTAAAAGTGATTGGTTAAACACATCAGCTGATGTTGTAGTCTTTGATGATTTCTTTTCAGAAGATATTCAGGGTAAGAAACCTGATGATGACGGTTGTGGTACTAACTTTGTAATTACAGATATTACAAAACAAATTAATGACGATGGTAAAAAGTGGAGGATTAAAGTTCTCCCTTCTCAAGACGGTGTTAGAGATGGTGGTGTAACGCATCTAGCTGTAGTCCTTAAAGATGATAATCTTCCAGCCCTTCCTGAAGAGTTCTCTCGCATTCCTATTGTAGTGAATCCAAAAGACTGTATGCCTGATGACTACATAATTAATAATGTAAATGAGAATTTAAAGCTTCTCAAAGATGATCGTTGGATTAAGCGTTGCCGTATTACAGATGATCAATTAATTATTGTTTCAGGTGGAGACATTGATTATGAATCATTAAAAAATACAATTGATAATTTAAAAGCTGATAAGATTGGTTATCGAATTGCATGTGTTAAACATGCTTACCCTAAACTCTTGAAGCATAAAATTTATCCTCACTTCTGTATTATTCTTGATCCAAGACCTATTGATGGACTATCAACTCACGGTGTAGTAAGAAAAGATTTGTTTAAAAAGATACGTAAAGATACACTATTCTTAGTCGCTAGTATGACTGATCCTTCTGTTACTCAATACCTCTTAGATAAAAAAGCTAATATTAAAGTATGGCATGCTTACAGTGAAGCTATACGAGATAAAGATGCTAAAGAGCTAAAGACACATGATGATTGTAACATTGCTAATGATGCAGTTTTAGTAACTGGTGGAACTTGTGCAGCAATGAGAACTTTAGGAATGTTTCATGTATTGGGGTTTAGAACTTTTCAGATGTTTGGATTTGATTGCTCCGTCAGAGAGCCGTCTGACGACGATAAGAAAGAGCTTCTTGATACAGGTCAGTCGAAGTATATGCAGGTTGAAACGAATGGTGAAAAGTTCTGGACAACCGGAGAACTCTTAGCAATGGCTCAAGACTGTGAGAAATTGTTTGGAAGAGAAGACATTGATTTTAACATTATATTTAATGGCAGTAATACATTAGCATCGGAAGTCTTTAGAACTTCATTAAAAGCTAATGAACTTGATTATGTAGAAGACCTATGTCTGTAAGTGAAAAGTATGAAATCTTCTGTCAACATTATGCACTAAGCCGTAATGGAACTGAGTCAGCTAAACAAGCAGGATACAGTAATAAATCAGCTGCTAATCAAGCTTCTAGATTACTTCAACGAAGTGAAATACAAGAACGTATTCTAGAAATAACTGGAGAACTATCTACTAATATTGATGTTGTCACAGAACTTGAAAAGCAATACATGACAGCGAAGTCCAATAATCATGGACAGACTGCTATTAAAGCATTGGAGATGTTAGGAAGAATTAGAGGTGCTAATCCTGATAATGTTGAGCAATCTCCTGAAACTTTAGAGAGAGAAATTATCAGGTGTTTAGAAATATTAGGTGAACAAAAAGTAATTGATTTAGTTGCTAATTGTAAATGGAACTACAGTCTACCTACTCTTGAAGAAAAAGAAGAAATTGAATATATTCTAGAAGAGTCACTTACAGAAGAACCAGATATTACTGAAGACATAGAAAAATAAATTAGGATAAAAATAATTCTCTCTCTGCTTCTCTTCTTAGTACTAATCCTCTTAATTTACGTCCACCTGCACGGACCCACTTAGGCAGTTCATTAGCAGCTGCTAGTCTTTCATTTCTATTTAACTTCATTCTAAGTGTGGAATTTTGAAGGTTCCCTAATCCTAAATTATATGAGAAAGATATCAGAGCCGCATGTTCATGTGGTTCAAGTTTAACTTTATTGATTAAACGTAGTACACCATAAGCAAACTTCTGTAGATCGTGTTCTAAGATATCTTCAGCTTCCTGTTGCGTTACATCAGGATCGTCTATTGTTACACGCTTACCATCAGGATATCTCGTAGCTCCGTAAGCTATCGTTGCTACGTTAGCAGGACAAAGATAAGCATATAGATGACAGCCTTCAAAGTGTTTTATAATTGGAACAGCTAACTCAATAGCTTTTTTTACTTCTTGTTCCACTTTGATACCATTCTATTTCCAAACCAAAATGAAATTACTGCAGCAAATAGTGCTTGAGTATCTTCTGACCAAACTAATGCTACTGCATCAGGGGCAGCTACTCCTTTAGCTGTTAGTGCAACATAAGCACTTACCTCAACAAAACAGAATAGACCAAAGAAAGCATATGTAATAACTGGACGTACAGTTGCAGATAGTGTCGATGTCCATGATGCAGAATGCTCCTGTAGGCTGCTGTCGTGCTTGTACATGGCTTTCATCTGGTCTACGTCAGCTTTGGTATTGATTTCTTCTAATCGCTGCACATGGGCTTCAGATTGCGATTTAATCTGTATCTCCATAACCTTTAGTTCATGAGATTTATCTGCACGATCTTGGAAGAAAGACATCACAGAAGGAAGGAAGGATGTACCGAAGCCTAAGAGTGAACCTAAAAGTGATAACATTTATTTACCTTTTTCTTTCATAACCTACATCTACTAAAGTATCTTCAAGACCATCTACAATGTCTCCTCTAAGACTATTAGCAATAGGAATATTACCTAACAAAGGAACAATAGACGTAATGCTTCTAGCAACTGTTCGTGGATTACTACTAGATAAACCGCTAATTAAATCAGCTATTTTAGAAGGTATTGGACCCAATAGAACAGATAAAGGACTAGAGCCGTATTCCGACGCATCTATCATATCTTTAAGAAATGTTCCTGCTCCAAAAATACCAGTATTCATTAATAGATGAAGCAGCATAGCTCCACCTTCTTTATCATCAAAAGAAGAGTCTTCATCGCCGTAACGAATTTCATCTTTTATTGCTTGAGCCGCAGCTGCAACTGTCATAATCATTGCTAATGATAAAGCAGCTTTTACAGCAGCTTCAGGATTTTTAGGAAGACCACCAGCTTTACCGCCATACATTGGAGTTGTAATATCTCTCCAAATACGAAAACCTACAGTATTTCCAAACACTGTTAAAAATGCTTTTAATTGAAATATTAAAGCGTAATTAGGATCACTCATAAGTAGTGGTTTATTAACAGTATTAGGAGCCATAATATTGTCATCAACAGCTTTAGATAAAGCTCTATTAATTAATGTAGGATTATCTTTTCCATTTGATTCAATCCATTCTGTAAGTGTTTTATTTGTTTTAGGATTAGCAATACCATAAATCTTTTGAAGTCTTGACGCAGCTTTATTGCCATCAACAGTTGGTTTACTTAAAGAGTTATCAGCCTGTGCACGAATTGCATCATCAAGTAAATTCTTACGCATAGCAGAGTAAGCCATGTATCTGCTTAACTGAGTTACTTCAGTGAGGAGTGTTAGTTTAAAAAATGTATTTGTAATTTTTTTAGAAGTTGTAAATCCTTCAATTTCATTAAATCGTTCAGCTAAACTACCATCTAAACCCTGAAGAATATTTTCAAAATTCTTTTCCATTTCAGTTTTAGATATTTTAGGTAGGATACTACGTAAGGCTCTTCTAAATCCAATTCCTAATGTTTTAACTGTTAAAGGAAGAACGTGTTTAGGAGAAATACTTGAAAAAATAATAAAAGGTTCTGATAATGCAGTAAAAGCTGATAAAGCCATTGTTGAAATGTAACCCGCAGCTCTAGCAAAATTACTAATTTTTCTTAACGATTCATCTTGAATTTGCCATTTACCATTTATAGCTTTATGAAGGTCTTTTATTCTTTCAAATTCACCTTTAGTAACAGACTCTGGACTTTCAGTAAATAATTTATTAACTGCATCTGTAATCTTTTGATTACCAATACGATTTCCTACATTTAAAAAATGACTTGTAAGAACCGCCGACGCATTGTCTTCTACTAATCCTGCATCAAATAAAGCATCTCTAGCGTTTTTAGGAAGTGTTCTACTTTCTTCAAACGATTCTTTTTTAGCTACAGTTTTACGTCCTTCAGAATCATATTCCCAAGATAAATCTTTAACCATTGGTTGACTTTGATAGTCTGTATCTTTAAGATTCTCAATAAATCTATCAATACTAGAAGGTTTCATTCCTGCTTTAATTAAAACTTCTTTTGCTAATTTTCGTTGAGCTTTAGTAGATAATTTATAAGATACAGGAAGATAATCAGCTTCAAAATTAATATCAATACCTTGATCTAGTAATTCTTGAAATAGACCAGTATACTTTGTTTTTTTAAGTTCAGCATTTTGTAAAATTTTATACTGTGGATTTTTAGATTGTACTTCAGCTAAAGCTGTTTGAACATTCTCAGGAGTAGGTTCTCCCAATCCTTTTAAAGTTTCATTAAAATTTTCTTTTACACTATTAAAGGCAGAGTAGTAAGTTCCATTAGCTTGTTCTTCAGTAAGCGCTCCCTTTTGAACAGCTTCAGAAATTTCATTTAATGTTTGCTTATTATTTACAATAGCATCATTTAAAGATTGTTCAGTAAGTGTAATACCTTCTTCATCAATCTCTCCTAAAAGATTTCGAATCTGTTTTGCAGCTTTATCAATTCTAACATCTGGAGAAGTATAAGTAGATTCGTTGGCTAAAGCTTTAGATAATTCTTTATTATCTTTTTTAGAAACAGGAGACTGAAAAGGAAGTTTTACAGATCGAACTAAATCATTTTCTTTTAGTATATTATTATACTTATTAATAAATTTTGCAGTTGTCTCTGCTTTTACATCTGGTTGTGTATCAAATGCATTTTTAAGTTTAGAACCTAAATCAGATCGTTCAGCAAGATTAATTAAAGGTGATGTAGATTTAGCAACTAACTTACGAGCAGCACCTATAAAACCTTCTTGAAAAGTATCAGTGTCTGATGCACGTTTACTTATTTCTGTATCTGCATCGTTTACTGAATTTAATAATTTTTCATTTTCTTTTTTTATTTCTTCTGCTAATTTCATAGGAACATATCGTTCTTTAGGAGCAAAGTTTTCAGTTACTCCACGAATAGGTGCACCACCTGCAATACCTAAAGCAGCTGCATCTAATAAACGATTAATATTTTCATCTGTTTTATAAGGAAAAAGTCCTTCATCTGCAGACATTCCTGCAAATGAGATTTGGGTTTGTTCTTGAAAACCTTCAGTAATGCCTTCAGAAACACCGCCTTTAGCTGCCCCTTTAGCTGTAGTCTGGCCTATCTTTAACGCTTGACCTAATGCTGTTTCAGCTGCTTCTTCTCCTACATCTTTAGCTAAAACCTTTTTAACTTGATCCTTACCAAAGTTTTTAACTAAACCGCTAAGTACAGAAGCTGCACCAATACGATCTAAAGCACCTATAACAGCACCACCAGCAATAGCATACTCTCTAGAATCTTTTTCAGAAGCTCCTAATTTTTTAGCTTCTTCATAAACTCCACCAGTGCCTTGAGCAGCGCCCACTAAAAAAGGAGCTACAAGTAAACTAGCCCCTCCAGTAATAGGAGCAGCTGCAGCACCAGCTAAAACAGCTGCACCAGTTAATCCAAAACTACCAATAGCAGTTGCAACCATATCTTTAGCTAATAACGCACCTCTTTCAATGGCACCGCCTAAACCTTCTTCATCATATAGATCAGATACCTCATCTATACCTTTTGTAAAACTTGCGCTTCTTTCTGAAGGTTTATATTTACTTATGTCTTCTTTTTGAGTTTCAATTCCACTATTAGCAATGTCTTTTAAAAAATCTAAATCAAGCTCATCACCATAAACTTTTAAACCACCAAAGAAATTTAACTGTGCTTCATCAAAACTTTTACCTACTCTACCTGTAAAAGTATCTTGACTTTTATAAGCTCCAGTAGACTGAGAAGTTCCTGTATTACCAATTAATTTTTGATATTCAGACAATGAATTTGTAGGTTCACTTGTAGAAAGCGATCCTGCATCTAACTCATCTAAAATAGTTCCTATTTCTTTCTGAAGCATTTCAGCCATTTATACGTCTTATCCTTAAGATTTTCGATTTATTTCAGTGTCGAAAGGGTTTAGTGTACTTTCATAATTATACCGTTCATTAATATCATTTAATGATCTTGCAACTGCTTCTTCAGGAGATAGTTTATTAACTTCTATGTAATTTTTAGCACGAACTGATAATTCATTACTTATCTCTTTGTCTTTTATAAGTGTTTCTAATTTGTCTTTTTTATTTTCATCTTTAATTCCGCTAACAAATGTACTAGCTAAATTTCCTATTACCTCTATGTCATTTTGAGATGGAAGTTTGTAATCTTTACCATCATTTTGAGCTTTTATTAACTTAGTTTGTACGTCTAAATCTTGAGCATCCATAGTTCGAGCTTCACTAATTGCCTTAATTTGTTTTTCAGTTAAACCTAACTCCATCATTTTATCTTGGAATCCTGCTTCAACATTAGCAGCTTCAAGTTCTCGTTCTCTTGTACGAGCTTCGCCAAGACCACCTAATGCAGTTTTAGCAGCTGGAATACTTGCATCAAGTAATCCTTTACCCTGCCCACCAGCTTCAGCAATTTGAAGACCAGCCATTGCAAGTTGAAGAAATTTATCACGTCCTATATCTTCTTTTTGTTGTTCACGTAATGCGGCACGTTGCTCTTTTAATGAAGTTGATTCAGCTTTTAACCCTTCAATACCCTGTAAATATGATTGTAGAGCAGCGTTCTGACCTCTTCTTCCTAATAAGATGTTTTCTCCTACACTTCCTGCTTCTTGCTTTTTAACATATCGTTTAGTTGGTAGATCAGCAAGACCACCAGCCTTACGTTTAATCTGACCACCATCAGCAAAAGCTTGTGCACCTGCAATACCTGCACCTGCAAGTCCTGCAAGTTGAGTACCTAAATTAGGCGGTGGAGTTGCAGTCTGTGTTACACTAAATTGATTAGGCGTAAGTGGGAAACCCCTAATAATTGAACTATACTCTTGAAGAGTTCGTTCAGGATACTGAAGTTCTTCTTGAAACTGTTGATACCCAATATCAAGACCACGTTGTCCCTGTTGTTGTTGTGCAGCACCTACACCACTTAATGCACCTAATTCAGCTAATGCAAGTCTGGGGGCTTGTTCACCTAAACCTGCAAGTTGTTGACCACCTGCAAGCTCTCGTCCCTTTTGACGTTCAAATTGTGCAGCACCTGTTTCAAATGCAGATTGCTGTCCTTTAGCTTGAATATCAGCAAGTAATTGTGCTTCATTTCTACGCTGTTCAGATTCTTGAATAGCTTGACGAGAACCTCCAAAGCCACCTGCACCTACTGCTTGTGTGCCAATATTTTGTCGTTGAACATCACCACTACGCATAGCTTCACGTTTTTGAATATCAATGACTGACTGCATATAAGGAGACATATACTGTTGTGCTGCAGCTGTATCAAATTGACCCAGTGATGCTTGTGTAGCATCTAAAGCAGGTTGCATATAAGTTTTACTTGAAGCAAGAGTAGGATCAGAAGCAAGACCACTACGAGCAATCCCTGCAATTCCGCTTTGAGCTTCTAGCTGTTCAGGGCTAAACTCAGCAAGTCTTGGAGCAGGATAAGGAATATATCCTTCTGCATCACGAGCTTCCATACGGGTTTTAGACCTCTCTAGAATATCTGTGATGTATGGCTTTAGCTCTTCAGGAAACTCTGAAGTTTGACTTACCTGCTGTTGTGCTGGTGGCGGTGGGCTTCCTCCTCCTGACATGTTACTCTCCTCTCTCTATGTTCTTAGTCATGATAGTATATCCTTCTTTCCAATTAATTTTATTTAAAACTCGTAACCAGCCTTTACGTCCATATAGTATAAGTCTGGTACAATTGTTTTCTTTAGCAAATTCTTGGAATTGTGTTTCAGTTTCAAGTAAAAATTTAGTAAATTGTTTTCCGCTTACCATTCTCATTAGTAGTTCATTAAAGTTAGGATGTTTAACTATTTCAGTAACTGCTACACCCTGTATTTCTTTAGTATCTAAGTTAACTGCAATCCATAAATCCCAACATTGATTTTCAATATAATACTGACAGTCTTTAAGAGAGTATTCTCCGTCAGTTCTTTCTAAACATTTTATAATTAAAGGGGTAACTGCATCCCAGTAATATCCTGCATCTTTAGCAGATAAACGTACAAGCTCAATCATGTATAACCCTTAACTCATTAAAGTAGCCAACTCCTTTAAGCCATTTAATTGTTTTGGTTGCTTACCTTTATTATAAGCTTTATTACGAAGATTCGCTACAAATTTATCAAGTCTATCTGCACCTGCATCAGTACTACCATTACCTAAAGCTGCTACACTATGAGCATCAATTACATATTCATCTTTAGAAAGTAATGCTTTATCTGGTCCTTCTTCTCCACCATCAATAACATCAAATTCAACATCATCTGACATACCATCTGCACCTATTTCACCACCTTCAACTAGTCCTTTAAAGGTTTGGATATCACCACCCATACCTTCATATAAGTCTTGTAGACTGCCACCACTTGCAGCTTGTGGTACATATCCACCAACTGGACCCATCCCTTTAGCTGGCATACCTACAACGCCTGTTGGTCCACCATATAAATTAGAAGGAGAAGAAACATTTGAAGGCCTACTTCCGCTTAAATATGTAAGAGGATCACTACGTCCTAAAGCAGATGAAAGAACTTCTTGAGTTGTAAGACCGTCAGCTTTAGCAGGTTGTCTTACTTCATCAGCTGCACGAGTACCATAAGAAGACTCAGCGGCTTTACGTGATGCAATTTCAGGAGTATCAACTTTCATTGACTCTAACATGCCGCCACCAGTTGTAGGCGTTCCAGTTGCCATTAAACCAGCTGTTGGTAAACTTCCTAATCCTGCTCTTGCAACGTCACCCTGTGTTAGACTTCCTATTCCAATTTGTTTTGTTGCATCACCACCAATTTTTTCTACTATAACATCACCAAGACCAACTTGTGCAGGTTTAGCTGTTACTTGAGCAACTGGTGCTGCCTTTACGCTTGTTAAAGCAGGTGCGGTAGAAGCACCAGAACCAAGTATTTCAGGAGCAGATTGTTTAGCGACTTGTTGTGCAACTGCATCAGCTGTTGCTTGATTAGCAACGGTTTGTGCAGCTGCAGCATTTGTTGCTTGTGTACCTGCAGTTGCTGCTACATTTGGTGCACCTACTTTTACTGCTGTGTCTGCTCCAATAGTTGCTCCTGATAATGCTCCACCTGCCCCTGCAAGAAGAGCATCAAAAGCTACAGCACCCATATCTCCTTTATTAACAGCTGCGGATGTTGCACCTGCCGCTAAAGCAGGAAGAGCAAAACTAGACCCTGTAAATGCTCCTTGTAATGCTGCTGCAGCGGCTGGACCCATAAGACCGCCTGTTGCCCCTGTAACTGCCAAACCTGCAAGTGCAGGAAGAAACTGCTTAAAACTAAAAGCTTCAGGTAAACCAGTATCAGGGTTAATAGTTATCTTACCTAAAGATGCAAGACCTGCAATTTCTGGCTTTGTCATATGAATAAGTTCAGTATCACCCTGACGACCTTTCATTGCCATTAAGCTAGATAGACCGCTAAGTGGTGCTTCTCTATTAATCATTTCAGCCATTACTTCTTGCTCCCTTTAAATAACATTTTTTATATTCATATAATTAGATTGAACTTTTGTACCATCGGCGTATGCTGTATTAGCAGTGGAAGGCTGTATATCTTGTTGTTTATTATACATCTGTCCTGTATTAAACGCCAATCCACTTAATGTTTTATTTTCATCTATAATTACACCTGAATTAATATTCTGAATGTAAGTACTATTATTAATTAAATCATAATATTCAGTTAGTTTAGTAGTTTTATCATCCATTTTAATTAAAAGCATCCCATGCTGATGTTACTGCATTCCACCCATAGTACTTACCAGTAGGCTCGATATATACAACAAACCCACCATTAGGTCTACCAATATCAGTTGTTGTTACAGCGGTTACAATTTGTGTAGCAGGTTTAAAGTTTTGCTCTGTATCTCGTGTATCAAGTTCATTGATCAATTGACCTGACCATGATTGAATTGACATATATAAGTCCTGTAGCTCTTTAGTAGCCATATACTTATAATAAGATAGTTCAGGATATCTCATTATCTATTACCATCTCGTTGACCTGAAATACGAACTGCACCCCAACGCCAATAAGTATTGTTAGAAGCAGCTGACACACGTACTCGTGCCTGTCGTCCTCTTGCACGTAAGTCTACCTTTCTTGTTCCTGCATTAATATAGTATGGACCTTTAACTGTTTCTGGTCCTGTAGGATATTGTTTAGTTGTAATCTTAATGGCAATTGTTCCATCATTAAATTCAAAGTCAGGAATAATTTTATCAATGAATATCATATCCATACCTTCTTCAAAGTCAAAATCAGATGACTCACAAAAGTTAGGAATTGTTTCATTATCACCTGTATAAATATCAACTGGTTCATTATCATATAAATAACTATCTGATCCAGTTGTAATTGTATTATCATATACATTACGATCTTTAAACGTAGTCCACTTACATGTACCATAAACCCAATGATTTTCTTCTGGATTATAAATTACATATGAGTCACATTCAATAGATTCACTAGATGGATATAACCAAATAATTTCTTTAAACTCACTATTAACTCCAGCATATACTTTATCTAACTGGTTAAAGTTAATATTGTCAAATACATATCTACGTACTGTAGACCGTAAGTTACGAACTTGACCATCAAAAGAATAGAAGTTATCGTCTGACATCCAGAAAGCTCGACCATCATAGTCAACACATGCATGTTGTCCTAAAAGACCACAGTTAGTTCCTAATTGACGGAACTGAAAAACAAAAGGATTACCTACATAAGTCATACCGTACATAGATTTATCAGTCCAAATATTAATTTGGTTTCTACTTCTAACACCTCCAATAATACGAGTACCATCTGTAAGTTCAACTTCTCCACTTGTAGAGGAAACTGAAGGAGTCCAGTTAGTATAGTCTTCTTGATCCGACCAACGTACACGAAGTGGGGAGTAATCAGTTGCAAAACCAGTTGCACCTAATGAGATTACATGTCGATCATTAGGAGAAACTAGAATAGAATTAGACTGTGCAGGAGATGCAGTTACAACAACTGCTCTTGCTGGAATAGCCGCTGCATCTCTATCCCAATAATAAATCTGACCGCCTCTACGACATACAATTAAATCTTCACCCCAATTATCTAAAGACCACTGAGTTCCCTGTAAGATAATATTGGAAGCTGAAGCTGCCGTATTCCATGCACGTTCTCCCGTTACTGAAACACCTGCATTGTAAACACCTGCTCCAAAACCTAAACCTGCAATTGCAATATTTGATCCTGTTTCTAATAAGAACTGACCAGTTCCTTCTCCTGCACTTGTTTGAGTTGCAGATGCAGCTGTTGCCGCTGAGATTGTAAAGTTATTATTATCAGTAACTGAAATAATATTGTAGACACTTGTACCTAATACAATGCTGCCACCAATTGTAGTTGATGAACTAATTAAAACAAAATCACCTATAACTCTATTATGAGATGCAGATGAAACACTAACTAAAAAAGAAGTAGCTTGAGTTGCAAATGCACTAGTAAAAGTAGTAGATGAAACAATAGGTGTAATATCTACGTTATCATTACCATCATAAACATATAACTTTTTTTCTGTACCGAAAGCAGCTAAACGTCTTGTATTGTTATCTGACCAAATACGGAGATCACGAGCAGTACCATCAAAAGGAGTATTAACTCTTTTTGCCCATCCGCGAAGATTTTCAGGTCTGCCTTCTCTAAAACGTACCTTATCACCATCATACCATTTACCTTCTTCCGTATAGCGAGTAGTCTCCCTATGAAAGCCAGCTTGATAGTTTAATTTAAGTAGAGTTCCGTCAGTTGATGACATACTGTTTTTACCTTATGCTGGCACTTTAAAATCTTTAATAATAACTGCATCTAGAACAGATGTTGCCCGTTGACTAAATACAAGAAGATCAACACTGCCACTAACTGATGTCAGTACAGGAGCAGTTCCTGATGGAAAATTATACATATCTCCATATGATAAAGTACGGTTACCAGTACCATCTTGAACAATATAAATATGACCAACTTGACCTACTTTACCATTAGTTGGATTCTCAAGTGTTCTATTACCAGCAAGAGAAACTAAGAAATGGTTTCCAGTATTAAAGTTAACTGCAACTGAAGCTGCATCTGTAAGCGTTACAATTGGAGAATCGACTTGTGTAAATGTAGTTGTAGATGTAAATGAGTTAGTATTAGTAAATGTATTAGCCGCTGCTAGTTGACTATAACGAGCATCTGCAATTGAAACATCAGGAACATCAGTATTACCAGTTCCAATATTAGCAGAAGCCGCTGTACCAAATCCAAAAGCATTCGGATTAATTGCACTGAATACAGATACTCCGTCACAAACTACAGCAATTCTAGAACCTACAGGAATATTAACTCCATCACCACTAGCTGTCTTTACTGTAATATCAGTTCCAGCTGATGCTTGCGTTGCTTTATTATTAATGTAATAACTTTTAGGAACAGCTGGAATAATTACGTTAACATCTTCTGTAAGACCACCTGTAAACTCTAAGAACGGTGAACGAGACTGATCTGTAGTTCCGTTAATAGCTGTTAGAGTTACGTTAGCTCCTGTAAGAGCTACAGTTGTATAAGAAGTTATAGCTTCGTCAATTAGATCAATTACGTTTTGATTGAGAATTGTACCCCAGTTATTAGGGTTTTCTCCATCAGCCTGTAACTCTAATCGAATATTACTTGTATATGTTGATGCCATTTTTTACTTAACTCCTTACAATTAAATATGATCTTTTGCATATGGTGCATCTTTAGCCAATTCTTGATAGACTATTGTATATAATATTTTATCAGTTTTTAAATGTTTATTATCTTCATTAAACTCTACTGTAACAACTTGAATTTTATTTCCTGCCGAATCAATATAATCCATTAAAATACTTGTGATTATTACTCTAACTGGATCTGTAAGCTGATCACACATATTAAACTGAACTAAAGCTCTAAAAGTCATACTTGCTTTAACTGCGTTTTCAGAGTCTGCTTCTACAAATAGATAAATTGCGTCTTCTGAAAAACAAAAAGCACTCTGTCCAAATGTCTGTCCAATTTTAAAACCACTATCAGCCTTAACTGAAAATGAACAAAAAGTTAATGAAAGAATAACAATAATAAATAACATTATCTTATTTTGAAGTAATTTAAACATTTGTTAAACTGGCTCTATTACTTCTTCTTCTGCTTCAGCTGCTTCTGCTTCTGCTTCAGCTGCTTTAGCTGCTGCTGCAACTTCTGCAGCTACAACATCTTCATAACTAGACCAAACTGATAATGTGCCTTCACTAATTAATGTTTTAATTGCAGCTACATCTGCAGCATTACTTATAGATGTTTCCATTGAAGCTGCATTAGCTCTCAGTTCATTTCTCCATGTTTGAATTGCAGATGGAATAGCTATTTCTTTATCTAGTTTTCTAATGTAATACCAATCACTTTGAGAAAGATAACTAGATAATGTATTAGAAACATCTGTATTTAAACTTTGTTTAACTTCATCTAAATCACGATCTACAACTACATTAGATTCAACAACAGTATTATTTTCAAAGACTCTAGAAGAAGATAATTGTTTTTCAGTTTTACTATCAAAAGATGTGATGTTTTTTGTAATACTATAAATACCAATTGTATTTAATTCTTCTTCACTCCATAAAGTAAAAATAGTTCGTGGATGTTGAATGTTATTAATAGTTATAGGTTTTGGACGATTAAAAGTACGTACAATAGTATTATCTTCAATTAAAGCCCACATCACTTATCTCCAGTTTTATTAATTGTATTTTTTTTATTATACCATTCTTGTAAAACAAAGACTAATCTAATTGTAACAACAATTAAAGTAGCTACTGTAATACCAAATCGTAACCATTCTTCAAAAATAGAAACCCATAATGGCAATGTTAATGCTGGAGCAGCTAATGCTACATCAAATACAAGCTTATCGTTCATTTTTTTACGCTCCGATTGATGGATGTTTGCCATTGTGCATCCCATAAAGTTTATCTAAATTTTTTTGTGTTGTTTTCATTTCAGTATCTAACGCTGTTAATTGTGTAGTTAATTCTTTTAAGTTTGCTGGAGATAAGATGCCTCCAAATATTTTAACTTGATGTTGAATAACAGCTTGTCCACTTTCAATAATTTCTAGTCTATTTTCTAACTTAATTGCATACGTTTGTAACTTAGCGATATCTTCCATAATTCTAGATACTTGTGATTTAACAACTGCAAATGCTCCTGCTAAAGACGCAAGTAATGTACCAAATTGAATAAGCTCTCGTACTCCAAATTCCATATTTAACAGTCTCCTCCAGTACAACGATTTATCCAGATTACTATAGCTACACCCACTGCCCCTACAAGAACTGCTAGAAGCTTACCACCCTCAATGATACATCTAATAATCTTATCATGAAACGCTTCATCTTCTAGTGCTTGTGCAGCCGCTGCTTCTTTTGCTTTTTTACGTTTTTCTTTACGCTCTGCAAGTAATGCTTCACGAGTAGCTAGAATCTCATCCCATGTGCCTTCACCAAATTTGTTATCAATACGAATACCTAAGTTAAGTATATCACGGTCGATTTTTTTCTGCTCTAAGACCATAGCAGCAACAGCACCGACACTTAGTTCGTCTTCTGTATCTTCATTTGTTTTCTTACTAAAAAACTTATGTAACTTTGACTTAGGCTTAGTTGGTTTCTCTTTCTTTTTAAGTTCTTTTGCAGCTGCGTCACGATGATGAAACAGCGCATCAAGACCGGAGCTAATACCCTGTACATCTTGAGCAGTATCAACCGCCGACTTAACAGCATCGACTGCACCTTTGACTAAGGCAAACGCTGCAAGAGATTCAGCAATCATTGTTATCTAGCCCGTGCTTGTGTTACACCGTCAGCGCCTTGGAATGGATGCTCTGCAAATGCTGCGTAGATGTATGTTGCTGTTCCTGCATCAAAGCGAACCTTGAAGCCGTTTGAAAGCAGATCAGCTACGTTTGTGGATGCACCAGAAAACTCAACATTAGTTAAATTCCAACTCAAGCCGTTATTGGGGTTGTACCCCGGTCTGGTGTTATCAACTACAAACCAATTACCAGCGCTGTCCGTTCTCTTAATCATCACCAGTGCTGGCCTAAAGCCCGTATAGACAAAACTGTTGTCAGCCGTACCACCTGTTGTGTTAAGGGAACCGAAATTTGAGAAGCCTTCGACTTCGGACCAAGCATACATGATAAAGTCATCTGTGTTGCTGTTGGTAATTCCACCATTGCCAAGCGTAATTACACTTGCTGTTGGATTAGTGTCGTTCCAGTTTCCATCATCATCTTGCGCTGCATTACTGTTATCTAAAAATATTCGATGGGTTCCACCTAATGAAACGTGATAACCTCCCCAGTTATTTGCACCGTTATCTCTATTCTTACATATAATAAACTTTGGCGCAGACGAAAGCCCATGCCCTAAAGTAGCCCCTGCTGTAGCATTTCCAGTGTAAGAAATAATACTAAAACCACTTGTTGTATTAGCAGACACACTCGTAGTTATTGAACCGTCCGTATTAGAACTAGCAGCACCACCAGCTTTCCAACACCATGCGACGTAGTTGTCGCCTGAATAGTTTACGATAACATTTTGTGCAACAGTAAAGCCCGTATCATTAAACGATGTTAATGCGTTTGTTAGTCCCGTCTCAGCCGCAGTAGAATTAGAAGAAAGTTGTGAATTTACTCCACGGATGCTGTCTGTTAATGTATGATTGTAAGTTGAGCCTGTACTGGCAGTTCTTGATTTAATCCAAACTAAATCAGGGCGAAACCCTACCTCTCTTGCTGTTCCCGAAGCATTACCATCACCCGCATAAATTACCGTGTTAAAGTATTGTGAACCATCAGCGATTGTTGGGGCTGGTAGGTTCTGGGTAGCTAATGCAGAGTATCCGCTCTCAGATGGAACGTAACCCTG